CCACCGGAACGATGACGAGGACGATATCCTCAACCACTGCATCCACATCTATCGCCGCAGCTTGCGCGACGGACGAGAGAACGAAAAGCGAGACGATCAGGCAGAGAGCGGTTTTCATGTGACCTCCGGACCAAAAAAAACCGGAGGCAGATTGTGTCCGCCTCCGGGTACTGCGGGGGATTACAGCGCGCGGCGCACCCACTTGTAGGCCTTGATCGCCACGATCAGCAGAAGAACGGCGGCACCGATAAGACCAACCGGCACGATTTGCGCGCCAATATCGGTAACAACATCTTCAACGTCGATTGCGGCGGCGAAGGACACTGCGGGAACTGCGAACAGCAACGCGCCCAGATAGGCGCGGTCAAGCATGGTGGAGCGTTTCATGATTCGACCCTTTCAGAGTCTAGGGATTGCAAATGCCGGGCGACCACTCGGAACGCCCAGCCCGTTGCCCATACGAGCAGGATTGCCCCTGCAACGTCGGACGCTTGCGCCGGAGAAATCGAGACGCCTTGAACGGCGACCCATTCGGCATATTCAGAAGGAGAGATAAGCAGATAACCGGCGCAGAACTCCGGCGCGGCGGCATCGAACACCCACGCACCACCATCGAGGACCGCGCACGCTGCCATTACTGCTTTACCGCTTCGAAGGCGACCGGCTTCACATACTGAAAATCCGCCGAGGCCTCGAGGGTGACGAGATACTTACCTTTCGTCGGAACGGTCGCTTGGTCGTACATCCTGATGCGATAGACCTCGCCATCGTCATCAACGATATTCACCGACCAATTGGGGTGCATTGCCCCATCTTTACCCCGGTACTGACCCGGAGTGACCTTGACAACTTGCATTGCGGTACGGATAGCCATTGGTAGCCCCCTGTTGTTGGTGTGGCACATGCCACAACGCGACAATGCACGAATGCCACACGGTTTGCAAGCCCCTCGACGAAAGCGCACCATGTGCACGCGGGAGGGCAAATTCCGCGGAGAGGAACAGCCGAAATGGCTACTAGCTTGAAGAACGTGAGAATCTACCCAGAGGCGTACCGCTGGGCGAAAATCGAGGCCGCAGTGCGAGGCATTACGGTGGCGGCTCTGGTGTCGGGAATTTTGACGGCTTACGCACAAAGCGCACAAGGCCACCCCCCGCCCCTGCGAAGCCCCAGCCGGACTCGAAAATCTCCCCCGTGACCGTGGACACATAGCCACCGGGCGCGCGCACCACCCGCTCGCCGATCTCTACACCATCGCGCACGTACAGCGGCAACATCCACCAGCGCAATTCCGGCAGAGTCTCACGCGGAAGCTGGCCCCGCCCGTGAAGGCGTAACCCCTTGGGGAACTGCGCGGCTTTCTCGGCCTTGCTGATGTACTTGGCGAGGTAGCCGACCGCGTGACGCGCCCACTCGATGCGGGTAGAGCCATGAGGCCACCAGCCCCGGTTGTCGGGCTTCGGAATGGTGATGCCCTTCGGGAGCCACAGGGCAAAGTGGTAGTGCACGCGGCCGGCCTTGGTCAACTCGGCCACCCAGACGTAAGGAATGGCGATGCCGCGCCGCGCTGCCCACTGGCGGAGGCGGTGCGTGAAGCCCTTTAGCTGGTCTGGGGACCACTCCACGCCCTCCCGATAGGTCAGGGTCAGCATGGCGACCTTGAACCGCTGAGCGGCCTTCTGGTGGCTTTCCTGCGTCAGCCTGGACGAAGTAAGGACAGAACGCCGGAGACGACCCACCCGGAGGACCTGCGTTTCAGCTTGAAACCAGTCGGGGCCGCTAGAGCGTGCGACTTGTTTCAAAGAGACAAGCCCAAGGGCGGGCGGCCGCTGCGCGTCCGCTCCGCCCTCTGGGGTGGCAATCTTGGGGTGTTCGGGGTTAGACTGGTCTGGAGCCTTGGGCATTGCGCGCCTTTGGTTCTGGCCCTGACCGGTTTACCGACCGGCAGGGCCGTTCTACTTCTGGACCCGGAGACTTAGGGCCGGGTACGTGGCGAGAGGATACAGCGCGCAAGCGCGCACATGCAACGGCTAAAAATTAGTGCCAGCGATAAAGCTGCTGTCACGAATTTTTCACTACGTATCCGGAAATGAGGTCGCCTCAACCGAGGGGACAGCCACCAAGGAGACGACGATGCAAACGAACCTGATGGATGCCTTCAAAACCAACCTCACCACTGAAGAACTGCTAGACCGAGGACTCTGGCCGCATAGCTGGCCCCGACACAGCAAACCGTACACTTCAGCATTTTTCGCCCGATGGGAATGGCGGCAAACTGGTTCCGCTCGAGGAACGCATGTACCTTACAGCGACCACGGTTTCCAAGATGGGTCGATCGAGGCCGACGCATGGGCAGCGGGACTTGCACACGCAGAGGCGTACTGGCAGATGACACACGCGACTACTGAGGAATAATCCGGGCGGATTCCGCGCCAGACCTTTGGCGCGGTTCGGTACGGTGCACAGCGAAATCGAGGTAGTACCCATTCGCTACGATCTGGCGGCACACATCGACGGGAACCGATAAAGGGGTGGCCTGATCGGTGTAGCAAAGGCACCGGGTGCGGCTCTCGATGCACGCGGCCGGGTACGGTGCACTGACGGGTTTCGTCAGACCATCGTAGCGCGGCGCGGTATGCGGAAGCGACGAGACGCGACCACGGAACGAGTTGAGATAGTCCAACGTCGACAACGGTCCAGCAGCAACCCTTTCCGGCGCAGATGGAGCCGCAGCGACGACGCCCGATTGTTCCCGGCTGGGAGTGTCTTGTCCGGGCGGCTCCATTCGGCCTTTGAACCACTGGACGGTGGCATATACCAATCCGGCGAACACGAGCGGGAGAACGAGCAGAACCCACACCCGCATAGGTATTCGTGTCTTGTGCGTATGAACTTCCGCCGAGTGGTAGAGCGCGAAAGAGGACTTGGGATAGATGAACTCATGACGGATAGAATCCACGCGAGTCTTGTCAGCATTTTCCTGTACCTGTTGAAATTCGTGGACGGTTGCGGCTGGCGCACCAAATTTCCGTTTCACATGAAAGTGTCGCTCAACCAATCGGCGGACATTGGTATCCGCGAGCATTGGGTGTTGCGTGATCAGAAACAGATCAAGCCCATGATGCCGGTGCGTCTCCAACTCGGCAACGTGAGGCGGCACCTGTTGACCGTGGCCCCGAGGCCTGAATACCCGCTGGCATTCATCAATGACGACGATAGAACCGGGCGGCACCTTATGCCAGTCCTCCGGCTTATCCAGTTGGATCCAAGGCAGCTTCAGATCCGCAATGCCCGAGTAGTAGACCTGCCGATTTTCTTTCTCGGCCAGCGCCTTGATGAACGTCACGCCGTAGAGCGTCTTGCCCGCACCGGGTTGCCCGGTGATTAGCGTAATCATGCGGTCTGGACGTAGCGCCCTACTTGCGCGCAGACGTGCGGCGATCCGTCACCGTTGACGAACACCCAGCGGCCTTTTGCCTTAACCCTGAATATCGGGAACGCGCAGAGCGCGCAACGAACAGCGTCAACGTGTATGCGTTTCATCGAATCACCGCCTTAGTTATGGCCCCCGAATTGAGGCCCTTCAGAATGAGCCGCGCGGATATCGCGGACATGAGAATCGAAAAGCACGTATCGACCTGCAACACGCCGAGCACCTGAACCACTGCTAGCGGCGCATCCCCGATCCGGTCCGCGAATTCGTCCGCGATCCAATCAATCAGAATCGTGATACCGGTGTAACTGACGTACGTGATCCCGAGCGCGACCAACACGCGCCCGACGACTGACGACATAGCCGAGAGAAGGCCACCGAGGAACGCGGCGAGAAATATTGGCATCAGAACACCCCTACGGTACGCACTGCGATGACCAACGAGACTGCGATACCTAGCAGCCCGATGATTTCCAGAACGTTGCAAATATTGGTGAAGGACAATTCCATGGAATTACCCATGACGGAGAACGCGACCGGTGCGGGACACGTGCTAGACAAAAAGCGGGTTTGATCAAGGACGGAAGGAAGCGCGACTACATCCCAATTCGACTCTAGTGCCGGATTGTCGGACGTCCCGGCGTCAGTACCGGCCACGGCCGCGCTTCCAAGATCAGACAACGTAGTGGCGGTATCAAAGAGCGTGCAGTTCCGAGTGTGCATCTCCCGCGCGATAGCACATTGGATCGCGTCGCCTTCGCACGAGAACGAAGCGCACGACCCGCCCCATGAACTTCCGCCCTCCTCGAGTTCCTGACAAATGGGCGCAGTCGGATACTTCGTGCAATACGCCTCGACAGGATCGCTCGCGGTAGTCGGTGCCACTTGCGTTGTGATCGACCGAACCCCTGTCGTGGGATTCGTCGTCGTGGTCGTGGTGGTAGTCGTTCCATTGTTGTTGACAATAACGGTAGTCCCATCGCCGGATGTGTCCGCCGGGTTTGCTTCAGTCGGAGGCGTGGCCGGAGTCTGCGTGATGGTTTCCGTTGTCCCCGTCGGCGCGGTAGAAGGGCTATTCGGATTCACCGTCTCGCCGGTTGTCTGATTGATACAGACTCTGACTCCGTTCACTTCGCCGCTGGCCTGACCCGCTGCGCACGTATCCGCGGGAACGCTGGCGGCATACGTGGGCAGGCCTTCGCCGGTCGCGCATGTAGACGATGTTCTATCGTACTGGCCAGGTGCGTAGTAGTTATAGACGCCATTAACAAGCGCACGGCGCGTTACTGACGAGCCGGAGAAGATAGCTAAGCAACCCTCGGTGCAGACTGCCGTGGGCGGGTCCTCTGGTGTCGTGCCCATGTTGTACCAGCCGGGGCCGGAGATCGTCGCCGGGGTACACGTGGGCGGCGGCGGTGTTGGTTCCGCACACGCTGCGAGCGCGCCAGACGATGAGTTAACGTCATATTCCCGCGTTTGCGTCCCGGTACATGTCCAAGTGAAGAACACAAAGCCGGAATGATTCGCGCAAGCCGACCACGTACCATCTGGCTTGGTGCGGATTTGCGTGTTGAAATTTTGCCCGTTGCTCGGGACGGTGCAATGACCAGCCCATCGCACTTCGTGCGTACTGCTGCGACTGTTCGCGCACGACACCAAGGCATCGGCAAGGCCCGAGGCGGTTGTACTGGTGAGCGCGCACCCCGTGGGGAAGTTCCCGTTACTTTGCCACTTGCTGCCCCAACCATTGGCCGCGTCCGCATCCGTTACCACCATCATTGCCAAGATCGCCGCAGCGAGAGGAAAGAGCCAATGTGGGACGAGTCTGGGAGCCATGAGGTTACGCCGTGAGGATGAGCCAAGCGGCCGGGAGGACCGCGACGAGAAGGAGGAACGCTGCCCAATAGTCAGGGATCATGTTCAGTCCCTGTAAAACCACACGCGCAGCTTGCGGAAAATCCACGCTTGAATTTCCACGAAGAAGTACGCGATTGCCAGCGCCCCCACCGGAACGATGACGAGGACGATATCCTCAACCACTGCATCCACATCTATCGCCGCAGCTTGCGCGACGGACGAGAGAACGAAAAGCGAGACGATCAGGCAGAGAGCGGTTTTCATGTGACCTCCGGACCAAAAAAAAC